TATGCTTGACCATTATATTTTTGTAGGAGGTCATTAAATTCTGCTACCCTATCACTACCAACAACCATTGTTACTGAACTGTAACCCTCTTCATTGATAGAAGACAATACATTAAAAATGTTTCCTTTATCAGGATCATTTTGTATTGCATTTGCGTGGTCGGGGAACATCTGTTTAAGATAGTTTATCTTCTCCGCAGGTTCCAACGGATTTTTCTTTGCATCAACAGTACGTGATGGATAAATCCTGTATTCTCCTCCTTGAGAAGACTCCGCAACTTTGGATAAAAGTTTTTCGTGACCCACAGTAGGAGGATTGAACCTCCCAAAAGTAATTGCAATGTTTCCAAGATCTGTTACCGATGAATTACCTTCATTTTCAGCAGCACCTTCTTCAGCACCCGCTTGTGCTTGTTCTGCTTCATCACGAGAAACTGTAACAAGTCTCTCACCACCTTCTGATTTTGCCACAATGTTACCTGTGCGATCAGCATAGTAACCGTGACCAACGTGTTGGAGACCTCGTTTCGCTGCTGCTTCTCCTGCAACAGTGCGTGCTTCTGATAGGAATTGCTTAAATTTCATAATACTATTTATCAACCCCAGTTCTTTTCTATATTAAAGTTAGTTTTACTGAACTCTAGTCTGTCAACTAACTTTATAGCGGAACCAGATTTAATTGCTACAAAACCTTCTGGTGCTGTAACACGATAACCATTGTCAGTTTTGATGTAAGTACCAATAGTATTTACTTTTGATAACTGACGAACAATATACATCTTACATTCAGTTAAATTCATATAAGATGCTACTGTCATATATATCGGTCGTGCATTAGTTTTAATAAACTTTAGACCATCTAGTTGTATCTGTTTATATTTATTCTTTGTCGCTTCTGTTTTCTTGGTATCAATTTCTTTTTGCAATGTTGCTTTATAAAATTTCTCAAAAGCATTAGATACATCTGCTGTACTAGAAAACTTCACACCCTTTTTAATATAACTGTTAAAGAATAATTTAAAGACTTCTGATAGTAAAAACTTACCACTACCTGTCTGTCCTAGAACATCTAAGAACTGTGATGCTTGTTTGAGAGAACCCTCTGCACGGTTTGTTGCTGAGATAAACTTAGATAATGTAGTTCTATCAAATGTAGAAGCACCTGTTGCATCTTTAAAGTTAGATGAGAATACTGCTACGTCATTACTTTTCATAGAAGATGTATTAACACCGAAAGATGCTTTCATATCTCTAACTGTGCCATCACCACCGCTATACTTTGTATGGAATACGATACCCATCTTTGCGGTTCTAATTTTCTTACCCATATCACTCTTTACAGGTACAGCATAGGTAATAGTATTAGGTGTAAACACATAACAAGATTCACCATTTACATTTCTAGTAACCACATCATTATAAAAAAGTAAATCACCTTGCAGTACACCTTTGATACCTAACTTAGGTAAATATTCTAAACAAACCTTAAGTTTATCTGCTAGTTGACCTGCATAGTATGTGTCTATATCACTATTGCTTCTACAAATTTTTGGTGTTCCTTTATTAAATACTGCTTTTGTTCCAACAAAAAATTTTCCTGTAGTAGGATGCTGTCCACATACAATAGCAGGTGCACCATCCCATTTGGTAGTGATTCGTATATTGGAATGTGGTTCTGTTAACATAAGACCTAACTCTCTTAGAATCTTGATAGCATTTCTACCACCATTAGACCCACTGTTGAGTATATCGTCTTCTAAATGTTCGAGGTGAGTGTTTTTCATACTATCCTAGTTTAACATCTATTCTGATTACTGGATTATATTGTGTGACACCTTGTAGACTGGTAGGAATCCTCTCTATAGGACCTTGAACACCTTGCCCTAGTTGTCTTGTCTTTGGAAATGTACCTTGTTTCTTTTTAGAAAATCTTGGATTTACTATTGCACAAAACTCTTGTACTAATTTCTTAGTAATTGGTCTCAAACCTTTTTCTGTTAGTATATGTGTCGCTATTTGGAGAGGTTTTCCTTTTAATGTCAACTTTCCTGTGATTGATTCTTCTACAAAGGCACATCTAAATTCATCATAGACTGATCCGACACCATCCTTACCTTTAGTTCCTATAATTTCTATCAACCTTTCTTCTAGTGCTGCTGCATTTGGATTGTGTTTGACTAATGAATCAACGTCTTCCTTTGTCATATATTTATTTGGAAAAAATGCTTCCACATCATTAATTACTGCTTGGATATTTGCCAAAGTATTACCATCTGTGCTTGAACCTTTACCTCTAGCAATTTTTTTATATATTTCATTAAGTGCAGTTACATTAGTCTCTATCATTGAACTACTAAGTTGAAAAGAATTTCCATATTTCATAGAGCATTGATATATCTTACCACCTTTATAAAAAACTATATCAGATTTACTTCCCGATTCCATCTTTTCAAATGAGGCATAAAATTTTAAACTTTCATTAGTGGATAAGGTCTTTGCAAGTTTATCTACTACTTTTACAGAGTCTTTTTGTACTGTACTGTTTGTTTTATTCCAAGTTTCTAATGCTTTTTCTTTAGTTTTTAGTTGTTTACTAGATAAAACTTCTGGATTAGTAAGACGACTATATGCAGTATGTAATACGCACCATTCAAACTGAGTTCCTTGATCTTGTTTCCTTGCCATCGACCTTTTTTTACTATTTAGAAGGTACCTGCTTTTTTATATAAATTCATAGCAAAACAACGTCTTCCTGCTGACGTAACTGGCACTTCGTGTTGCATCTTTGCATCAAATATTAATAGTTGTCTTGCTGACACATAGTATGGATTACGTCCGTCAAATATTATAGGTGATGCACCATCATCTATTTTTAAATATCCAACAGCAGCAAAATCAGCAGGAAAATGACAGTGTGGTTTCACATAGTCTCCCTGTTTATAATCTGCACCCCATATATCTTTAGCAAAATATTCTACATCTGTGGTTCCATCATTCAATCCACCATAAACTCTGCCACCTGCATTGTATATCAGGTTAGCAATCATTTTACAGCACAAACTGACATATGATTCGCACTTAGGCATTTTCATATCCCAATCAGTTTGACGTGCTACAACATTAGATGCTTCTGGTGATGGTTTATCTAACTTTAACCAATCATCAATAACAGTGTTTGCTTCTTCAATACATTCATCTGGTAGTATAAACTCAAATACTGGTTGTCCACTACCGACATAAACTGTCATCTTAGTTCATTAACTTTCTCTACTATTTTATCTATAATGTCAATATCTATTCCTAAAAATGGTGGAATGATACCTAGTAGACGTAGTGTTCCATCTAAAAATAATGCTAGGCAAGTAAATCCTAATATCATACTTATGACAGTAGCATCTCTGTTATGTTTACGCATAGATTCTTCATCTATCTTCTTCGCTTGTTCTAATGTCTGTTGAAGTAAAAATTTAACTTCTTCCTTAGTATAAAAACTTCCTAATCCTGGAAGTTTTATACTTGGTTTCATATCTGAGAATGGAAAATTAGTCATTTCCTTTTCCTGTTGTGATTTATCTGTCACCTTCCTTTCGTTCCTCTGAACGTTTTATAGAAAACTCTCCCTCTGGATAGCGAGATGCAAGTTTCACTGTATTACGGAAGATTACTTCTGCAAGACGTTCATCCAATGCCATTGCTGCTTGTGCAGCATACCACATCACGTCTCCGAGTTCTGTAACAAGGTGGTCTTTAACATCATCGTTCCAAGGTTTACCTTGAAATTTGATTTTTTTAACAAGTTCCATAAACTCGCCCGCTTCAGCAACCATTCCTGATGCTGCGGTATCGAGTCTTTCTATTTTACACCCTTCTTTATGTAGTTCCTCGTACCTTTCTATTAGAGAATCATAACTCTTACTTGCATCAGATGTTACCAAATCAACGAACTCTGTGTACTTATCAAGATCTATGTCAAATTTCTCTGCTGTTTTTTGTCCCTTTCTTTTTTTCGCTTCTGGTGATGCGAACCCCTTAAAATCTTGTGATTGTGTAAAATCTTGAGGCATTGGGTCTGGTGTAGAAGTCATACTTTAAAATCAGTAAATAATGTTGGTTGAATTTTAGGTGTGTCCTCACCATTGTGACCAGGATCTATAATATTCTCCTGCTGATCACAATCATACAGTCTCATCTTCCCTCTGTCAATACCCACAACAAATCTTTTGTTCATTGTCGGATCGTTGTATCTATTTTTTAACTGCTTGATCATTATTTGACCGTTTGCTTCCAAGTCTTCACTAGAGATAAGAGCAAACATAAAGTCAGCAGTTGCAGGAAGACCAAAAGATTCAGAAGTGTCGGTAAGTTCCACGTCTGAATTACCGTAACCTGATCTAGTAGTTTGAGTAGCACTAATGATAGGAAGGTTGCACTCAGCAGCAAGACCACGGAGTTCTTCAGCGATTGCTTTAACATAGGTATAAGAGTTAACTATTGCCCCCTTATATCTAGCAGATGCACAGATGTTTAAATAATCTACAAACACTACGTCAGGAGTAAAAGACTTTTTAATTGCTAACTCTTGTAGTAGAGATTTGAAATGACCTACGTGTGCTGCTGCTGTTGGATATTCTTTTACAATAAGACGACCTTGAGTTTTCTCTGCAACCTTTGTCAACTTATTATCGTACATAACTTTAGGCAATGTTTCTAGTTGTTGTACGTTTATATTCAATAAGTTTGCATCAATACGTTCAGCAATTTTTTCCTCTGCCATTTCACAAGTAATATAAAGAACATTATATCCTTGCATTAGATGTGAAGCAGCGGTGTGGCACATAAACAATGACTTACCAACACCAGTTCCTGCCAGTGCGATATTCAATGTCTTCTTACCTAGACCACCCTTTGTAATCTTATTGAGCATAGAAATATCAAAAGGAATTTTCTCTTCCTTTCTATGATAGAAATCAAATCTATCGTCAGCATCATCTATGTAATCGTGTCCAACAGAATTATCAAAACTAACAGCAAGTGCATCAGTAAGTAATGATGGAATAGCATCTCTACTTGCTTTCTTCTCACCGTCAGCAATTTGAATTGACTCTAATAGAGCGTTGTATATTGCACGATCACGACACCACTTTTCTGTAGTGTCTACTAACCATTTAATATCGTGTGCTGTATCTTCAAAATTAGAAATACTATTTTGTATAGTCTTAGATTGTTCATCTGTAAGATCTCTACGGGTTTCTAATTCAATAGTCAATGCTTCCTTAGTTGGAAGACGATCGTACTCAACAAAATATTTTGATGTTTCTTCAAAAAGTATTTTGTTATTAACATCTTCAAAATATTCTCCTTTAAGATGTGGAATTACTCTACGAGTAAACTTTTCTTCAAAGAATAATGATGAGATAATTAAATTCTCAAGATTAGACATAATGTGTGTAAGAACTTACGATAAATTTGTCGTCAGAAATAGTGCGTTTACCTGAGTGTGGGTATAACCATAGAGGAGGGAACATAACTAATCTGCCTTCCTTTGGTTTTATTGTAGGACCGTTTTCAAAAACTGTCTCGCCACCTTCTTCAACATCATTTAGATACCAGAACATTGATAAGAACCTACGAGCAGATGCGTGGTCTCCCACATCAACGTGTTTATCAAAACGATCATCAGTTCCCTTTTCATATTTCTTAACTCTGAATTGTTCAAGAGCAGATTTGACAGGAAAATATGGTCTACAATCTACATCCTCCATATATTTTTGGACATAGTAGTGTGATGATTCAATCAAAGCATTCTGTATCATTCCCCACTCAGACCAAGGAGATACATTGAGATTATGCTCATTGTCATCTATTGCCTGTGTGATATTGAATTGACGAAACTTAGGTAGACCTTTCTGATCTACCTCTTCGTGAATCTGACTACCAAATAATCTAATAACGTTTTTGCAAACAGTATTAGGTAATGTGTAGTCATAAACTTGTATGTAATCTCTGAGTTCCACTAACCGTACGCAAATTCTTTTTGTGCTGCTTCATCTAGTTGCTGCATTATTCCTTCGGTGAAGTACTTGTCAGGATCGGCAAGGATAGCAGAAGGATAAACGGAAGATTCACCAACAACAATCCTATTACCCCGCTTTGTGAAGACTCCATACTTTTCACCCAACTCCAGTAATCCGTAATACCTGTCGAGTCCACGTTCGTCATAGAAAAGACGAGTAGTAATTTTAGCATTCTCTTTTGTAAATCTAGATTTCTTTGTTTCACATCTAATGATGTTTCCGATCACTTCTTTACCATCTTTCTCTTTAGACTTAGCAAGATAGATGATAGTCGATGCTGCATATTTAAGACCAGAACCACCGCCCATTTCTTTTGTAGGTACATATGCACCCACTACATCATATGTATGGTTTGTGACAATCATAGGTATGTTCGCTTTACCCAACTTCAAAGTAAGAACACGGAAGATTGCTTTGACAACCTGTGCACGAGTCATATCTCGTGTGTCCTTACCATCAGAGGAGTCTTGGACTTCCTTTGAAGTAGATAACATACCAAGAGAATCAAGAACGAACATTAATGGTTTACGTTCTGCTTCTGGTTGTTCAAGATATTTGTCAACAATTCTTAATGATTGTGTTCTAAATTCTTGAACTGTAGTAACAGGAACTAAAACCATACGATCAGAAGGAATATTCCTAGACTCAATCATATCCTTAGATAATGCAGACTCAGATTCAAAATAAATGCACCCTGCTTCTGGATTACTTGCAAGAAAACTTTTTACCATACTAAGAGTAAAGAAAGTTTTACCTGTACTACTCTCACCTGCAATAGCGGTGATCTTATTGGAAGGTATTCCACCTTTAATACTACCACTTACTAGGGCATTAAAGATGTAACTACCTGTATCTACAAAAGACGCAACGTCTCCTGCTGATACTCCATCTGACACTACACCTGCATACTCGTTTCCGATGTCGCTGATAATGTCTTTAAAAAATGCTGATGTCATACAAAAAGGTCTTCTAAAGTAGCGATTTTTTCTGCCTTCCAGTTGATAGTATCCATAATAACTTGTAAAGGATCAAGAAAACTCTTCTGGAATTGTAGATCAAAATCTATGTATTTGTCAAGTCCAAACTCTTTAGGTAATGTTTGGAAGAATGAAATAACGTTTTCATTAATTTTGTTTGGTCGTCGAAGATAAAGAAACTTTACTTTCTCTCCCTCTTGTATGAGAGGATACTTGTGAGTTATCTTTGTTTTCTTAGCGTGGAAATTATATAGTAACGCACCACGTACGTGTATGGGAGTTCCCTTACTATAAATTGTAGCAGGATTTGAGAATTTGCCAACCCCATTACATCCACGAGGGAATGCAATATCTTCTGGTGGCATAGTTTCAAATTTCTTTCTGAAGTTTCCTACAAATTCTTGTACATCAGATTCTGTACCATTCATAATAACTTTCAGTGCATCTTTAATTGCTGTCCTACAAGCAGCAGGTGTAGATGATTTAACTGCTTCAATACCCATCATCTTTAGTTTAGGTTCAGCGTATTGAACACCCTCACTATTCCATACATTGAGGATGTATCTTTTCTTAGCAGTCCAGATGCCTTTGTTAGCGATGTTCTCTCGCTTCATAAACATCTTTTGATCATATGCGTTTACAGTGGTTGCCAACGCTTCATAAGAATTCTGAATATACTTTTCAAATTCCACATCACACACCTTCTCAAGGAACCTAAGAACGCTTTGATCGCTTTTCTCTCTGCCCTTGAATACAGTTTCAACCAGAGAACCCAGATTAAGATAAATGGAATCGGTATCAGAAGCAATAACATAATCAACCTCCTTTGTTTTTAAAATTTTGTTTATGTAAGAGTTCATTTTGTTTTCTATCCAACGGATAGATAACTGTCCAGACAATGTAATTGCTTCAGCATTAGCGATGTTGAAGTATCGGAAGTATTGATTTCCGATAGCACCATAAGCACTATTAAGTTGAATCTTACGTGCCATCTGGATATTATTAAAAGCAGATATGTCTGCTTGTAATTCTTTATCACCTGTCTTTTCATATTCAGACTTGGCAATAAGCATTTTCTTTTTATAGATCGTACGTTCATCGTAGATCTTTTGCATCATCTCAGGTAAGAAACCTTGAATGTCTTTTCTATATTGTGCACCATTAGCAGCAACACAATAGTCACTATCAATATCAATCTCACCATTTAAGATTTTGTCCACAGAGATACTTGGGTATCTAGTGGGAACCAAAGTCTCTGGTGAAATGTTATATTCCATAATGAGATGAGGGTACAGAGAGTTAAGGTCGAAACTAACCACCCAATCATATAACCCAGGTATAGGTTCCTTAACGTACGCACCTGCGTATTTGTCATCTTTCTTACTTTCTTGACGAGGTGGAACACAGATCTTTCTCTCCTTTAGATAGTTGTATATAAGTGTATCCCACATACGAACCTGAGAATACACATCTTCAAAGTTTACCTTGGCATCATATGCCATAGTAATTGCTAGTTCGAGAAGTTTCATTTTCTTCTCTAGTCTGTCAACTAGATCAACGTCTTTAATGTTGTACTCTACAAACTTCTGCCAATGTTCTGTATAGAAGTCTTTAAAGTTTTCAAACTCACTATGATCTAGTTTACCTTCACCAAGTTCTACTGTAGCAATATGCTCTAGACGATATGATTCTTGATTAGTATATGTAAACTTTCTATAGAGATCAAGATAATCTAAGATGCTGACACCTAGTATATCGTAAGCAAGATTTCTACGTCCTTGAATGTAGACCTCTCGCATATTTACTTTATTCCAAGGTGATAATGACTTCTGCCATTTCTCTCCTAGTACACGTTCTAGACGACGACAAATGTAAGGTATATCATACAAGTTACAGTTCCAACCAGTAATAATATCAGGTGTATTAGAACACCACCACTTATGAAAGTCGGTAAGCATTTCCTGTTCTGTCCAGAACACTCGATACTCTGTGTCTACCTTTGCTTCACGAGTTCCCCAAGTAATAAACTTACCAGTAGCAAGATCTTTGATTGTTATACAAAGCATTTCCTCCTGTGATGCTTCTACATCAGGGAATCCATTTTCACAAGCAACCTCAATATCAATAGTAATGATTTTCATATCACTCATATTGAATCTTAGTTGACCTGGATATTTTTCAGAGATCCATTGATATACAAAACGTTCGTAACCGTGAACCTCAAAGTTATTAACGTCTTTATATTTTTCAATAAACTCTCTAGCACGACGAGCACCATCCTGCACTACAGGTGTCATTTTCTCACCTGTTAATGACTTCCATTTACCTTTAGGTGAAGGAACAAATAATGTAGGTTTGATAATCTCTTTAAACGATACTGGATCACCATTTTCATATCCTCTACAAAGGATAGAGTCACCTAGTAAAGTTACGTTAGAGTATAATCTGCTCACAATGCTTTCTTGTAATTAGTTATTGCGTCTTTGGATGGATCTACTATAGTCAAAATTACATCAGATGTCAAGAAGACATCTCTTTGATCTGTATGTTCTGGAAAAGCAGATACTTTATCACCATCAATTTTCATACAACCTGTAATTAAGTATGATGGTTCTTCATCTAATTCAGTAACCTCTCCCATAAGGTAACTAAGACTGTCCCTTAGTATCACCAGTTTGATTGGTGCCATTGTCTGCCTCCGTTAGTTTTTCCCATTTAGATAATAACTCTGGGTGTGGATTGTAAATTGTTTGAACCTGACTTAACTGTACTAGACAACGTTTGTCTGCTGACATAGGTATCCAAGGAAATAGTTGTAGATCTAAGTCATTGATTTTTTGTGGTTCATCAGAAGTTCCTGATTCAAAAAGCATTTCCGCTGTTGCTTCTACTATAACCTGATAAGGGTTAGTAAGAAAGTATCCAATAGGAGAATATACTTCTTTATTAGGATACGCTTCTTGAACATCAGCGATTATATCTTCCCCGTTGGCGACTCTTACGATCTTGACGGTCATACTCTTTCTCCATAAGTTGTTGGTAAACACCTTTGACAAGTTCGCCAAAGGCACGACGTGATGAAATATTTCTTTCGTCCGCTAAGAGACGAACGTAGTAAAGAAAATCCTCGACATCAGATGTAGGGATGTCCATATTGACATTCTCCTTCTCTTTAATATGCCGAGGTGTGCAATTCACATAGTAGTTCATAAATTTAGTTGAATAAAAAAGAGACCCGATGGGTGGGTCTCTTCAGTTGTGTATTATGTATAAAGGTTTAGAAAGTGTACTTTGTACCTAACTTAACACCGTATGCGTTATCAGCAGCATCTGCTGTCTGTAGTGAAAACTCTCCATACACTCCAACTGCTTCGGTTACGTCAACAGAACCACCAAGGTATCCAATGAAGTCTGTTGAAGACTCACCACCGTCAGGTGCAGTTGTGATAGGACCACCAGAAACATACCAGTTGTCTCCTTCATATCCGACTTGTAATTCTGTTGTTGTGCCTGTGTAGTTACTACCTGTTAGAGATGAGTTTACTTCTACGTTGACATAAGGACCTGCTAGTACAGGTGCTGAGAGTGCAGAGACAGATGCTACTGCTAATAGTGATTTAATCATTTTTGTTTTTAATTTCTCGCAAGGAAAACCCCCGCGGATGTTAGACTACCTCGACATAGGTGTCTTTTGAATCTACGCAGGGGCACGATCTTTCGATCCCTTTGTATAATTATATAGTATATCTTAATACACTAACATTGTCAAGTGTCCTTAATTTAGGATATATCAAAGACTTTTCTCTTCTGATGTTCTGGTACAATCTTGTTCAAACTTATTGATAGAAGACCGTTCTTGTATTGAACTTCTCCAATCTCTACATCATCAGCAAGGTTAAAAGTCTGAGTAAATTCTCTAGATGCGAGTCCACGATGCACGTGTGTGCGTGGTTCTTCATCTTCTTTACTTTTTTTAGATGCAATAGTTAGAACGTTTTGTTCTGTAGATACTTCTATGTCATCTTTATCCCATCCTGCAAGTGCCATCTCAATCTCCCAGTTTTCTTCTGAGTTTTTGATGATGTTATATGGTGGATAGGATCTGTTAGATCCGTTTGTGACATCCAATCTCTTAAGAGTTGGTCCTAATCCGATGCTTGTTTTCTCTATAGCATCCATTAGAAAGTCAAGGTCATTTGCTGTGTACCTAGATAGCGTACCCATAATAGTTCTCCTTTTTAAGCGAGTGTGAATAGTGTCCCTGTAAGGCGACAATACTATTTAACACTATATGTATTGCTATGACTAGGAGGATAACCATAAGTAAATATACGGGTGTCACGAAACCATTCATTTGTCTAAATAGAGCCAGTATAGTCTCTAAATTTAAAGACAATGAAGAAACTCGCTTTCGTTATTGTTATGGGAATATTGGGTGCACCTCTATCAGCGAGGGCAGATTTAACGCATAAAATTCAATCTAGTATCCAGTTAAATGTGAATGCAGCAGCGACTCAGGTAAGTCGTACTCCAAACGTTTACAGTGTATCAGGTAATAACGTTACAACAACTGGTACAGATTCTAATGGTGCATCATACAACACCATAGGTGCTATGACAATCACCGCATCTACAGGTGTCGGAGCAATACCTTCTCTCGGTGCAGTTCAGGCAACAGCAGGGGAAAGTTTCAGCTTTACACAATCTTGGAATCAAGGTGATGCCATATCAACAACGTTGACCACAGGTGCAGTATCAGCGTTCGGTAATCAGACATCCACAGCAGCAGGTACAAAAGATACTTTAGCAGGATCTGTTGATTCATCTGGTACGATTTCACTAACAGCAGGTGGAGCAGGTACAGGTGCTGTAGGACAATTCACAACTGAATTAACCATCCAATAAGTAACTATATAATATGAAACGTGTATGGTACATATGTGGCATTGCAACGTTGACTATGGGCGTAAACCCAGTCATAGCAGTGCCTGTGGTGCCAAATTTTTCTCAGGGTAGTATGACTTCCCACACGGAAACGACTTCCACCGTGACGGAGACCATAAATTCTATGGATTATGCGACAGGGTGGCAATATTCGGTCAGTGGTACAAACATATCACAAGATGGAACAACCATATCACCCGCTATAGGGAATGGTTCATCTAATACTATTAATGGAGTGACTTCGCAATGGCAAGACTTAGACCACGCAAACAAACCAAACTACACGATAACAACTCCAGGAGCAGCGTTCCAGTTCACGGAGACGTATCGTGCCCCAGGTCTAATAAATCATACAGTAATACAAAGAGAAACAACCGTAACTTCGGTCACAGATACGCAAAGTATATTTCAACAATAATAGCAACAGTTCTCACTGCTAACGCTCTACCTATGCGTGCAGAGACAGTTGGTGGTGTGTCAGCAACAGCATCGCCAATAGCAAACAGTTCTGGAAGTGTCACAAATCAAGCTATACAGGTTTTGCAGGGTCCGTATATAACTAACACTTATGGAAATGGCATACAATGTCAAGGTCCAACGTTAAACTTCACACCGTATGTTACAGGGAGTACATCTCTACAACGTCCCTACGAAGATATATGGTTTGATCAAGTGTATGATATGCGTGACTTGACTGGTACTACAGATGCAAATGGAAATCCCACAGGAGATGGTGCACCAGATAATCCAGGGGTGGTGTTATATGAAGTTCCAGTAAGAACAGGTCAGAAAGATAATCATTCTATATCAATAGGTTTTAGTGCAACGTGGTCTAAACCATTAGACAAGACACTACAAGACCAGTGTAAGGAAGCAGTAGCAACTCAAATAGCATATTCACAACAACTCACTGCTAATAAAAGATTAGATTTTGAGATCGCGAGATTAAAAAATTGTGGTGAACTGATGAAGGCAGGAATAATGTTCCATAAAGACTCACCATACTATGCTGTATGTGCCGATGTGGTTCTAGTAAACCCACCTGGAGTTCTTCCAAACCACGCTCATACAATACCTAGTACAGATGCTTCATTATTAAAAGAAGTATCTATTGGTAATAATTAATTTTTCTTTTTCTTTTTAGGAAGTTTGAAGGGAGGTAGTCCTTTTTTCTCACGATATTTATTACACTGTATCTCATTACGACTTAACTTAGGTGGTTCTTTACCGAACTTCTTCTGTATGGTAGTAGTGAGTTTTTTTATTGCAGGTTTTATAACTCTCAATAATAATGGTGTCGCAGCAGCAGATGCTGTAGCAACCACTGCTATCGCTGCTGTCACAGATACTTGATTTGTAGATGGTAAAAATTTTTCGACTACTGTAGTGTCCTCATATAACACTACACATTGACCTTCTCGTACCTCGTGACCTATAACTCTCTCTTCTCCATTCTGAGTTAGATCACCAACTCTAGGTTGATTAGGTGCAGGGCATTCTATTTCTTTATCTGTAGAAGGTATGTTTGGTGGTGTTACTTCTGGTGTTTCTATTTCTGGAGGTGGTGCTATATCTGGAACCACAGTCTCCTGTTCAAATATTAATTCATCTTCTCTATAATCTATAGTCTCAAAAGATGGTACTCCTCCATCACAATATGTGATAGTTTTATCAGGATCATCCTCAGCAAGATTTTTATTTTTTTGATTATTGAGTTCGTGTGCTTCAACGCAACCTGGAATATTGACAACAGGAGTTCCGATGTCAACTGTTACAGGAACGCTAGGACCAAACGACCACGCGGGTTTTCCAACCCACGGTGGTACATTTACAGCATTTGTGTTTGGTATGTAGAGATCCGAAATAATAATATTTGGGATTTCTTCCATTACATTCCTTTAGGTAGGTTAGGTCCAGTAGGTAAGACAGGTCCAGTTATATCAGGTAATGATTTTTGAATAGCACCGCCCATAGAAGGCATAACTGCTTCCATTATTTTACCTTTGACGTTTTCGATAATCGCATCCTTGCGTATGAATACATACCCAACAGTACCAACAACGGTGAGAGAGATAACACCACTTGCAATAGCGATTCCATTAATGATCTTTTGCATTGTAATTAATTTCAAAATTGTTTAAACCCTTCACTTCTGAAGGTGAACTATTTATCACTCCAAACTGTTCACGTTCCTCAGCATCCCAGTCTTCTTTAATCTGTTCTACCTGCCTATCTACATCATCCATTGTGTTCTCTATCTTCTGCTCTATCCATTCTTCTTTAAGATATGCTACAAGACCTAGTAAAAGATGATTGATAGGAAACCTTTGTTTCTTTGCCCATCTTTCCATCTTGGCATACCAAGGATCTACTCCTTTCCCAAATTGTTTTTCAAATTTAAGTAACGTCTTTTTCTTTTCCATCTCGGTAAATAAAATACTACGAAAGAACCAATCCAAAAAATTGCTAGTACTGATATGTGTAGTAGTCTGTTAGAGTTTACTATTAGACCAAGTGTTACAAGTCCAATCCAAGTGTAATCTAACGTACCGTGAAGACGATACCACACATTCTCTCCTAATTTGTTAATGACTCTTTCTCTTTGTTTTGCAAACCACGGTGACACGTGACGCATCATCACGAATCCTTCGTTGAAGAACATAACAAAAAAACCAATCCAGAATATCATTTTGTTTTATCTATTAATTCAGATTCATCGATTGCTTCTCGAATGATTCTCTTTAATTGTTTTGCTTGCTTCTTATTAATAGATCCAAGTGATGTATCTATCTTTACCTTTACCCAGTAAAGACCTATAAGAACAAGTGTAAAAGGAACTGCATCTGCCCAAGAGATTTCGTTCCACGCTTCTACTACGTTTAATACTGAAAACATAATTTAATCCTAACAATTTTTATTTAGGTCTTCTGCCATATTACCACCAATGTTTGCACCTTGGTCGCCACCGAACATCGCTACCCAACCTGCTGCAACCCAACCTACAAAAGGAATACTACTAAGAGTAGGAGCAGCAGCAGCACCAACGCTAGTGCCTACAAGTCTTCCAGTTCCTTTTGCAGCACCAACCGCTTCAATACACGCTTCTGATTTATTACTAGCAGTAGGGTTGTCTTGTTTATTAACACTACCACTTATATGTGTATCACCTTCCATTGTGAATTGTTCTGCTATATCTTTAGTATTATTTGCCAATCCTAAGAATCCTGCCTTCTCTTTTATTGTAGAAGTCTTATACATTATCTTTGGATCATTTGCTCTATAAGAAATCTTATAACCTTCTTTACTTACTTCTGCGTGATAAGAAGTATAGTTTCCTACTGGTATATTGATATTAGGAAATCCATTTCCTTGTCGTCTTGCAATCATACCAATCATTCCTATGTGGGATACACCCAACAGAACACCTAGACCTAGACTAAACCACTTCATTTTGAATCAGGAGTAATTTTTATAGGTGCTGACTCTATTCTTATAGTCTGTGCAGGAGCAGTCTCTGATGCCTTGGCAATAAGAAACTCCATATCTTTTTTAGATATGTTTGCATCTCCACTACCATCACCTTTCTTTTTCTTACCCCCAGTCTGGACACCGAAAGTTGCCAAAGTTCCTGTAAACACTGAAGCTATGAAAGTTGGATCAATCTTTTCTCCTGCATCATAACCTGGTATTTTAACGTAGTTCAAAGTTAAAATTCCTGCTGACCACACGAGAACGATCACTCTTATCAGTGTCGCTAAGTACATTAGTTGCTCTTCTTTGTCTTCTGCAACTTCTTTAAGTTTACCTATAGGACCTTTAGGTTTTTCTTTTACTTCTGCCATTACAATTTAGGGTGACTAACCCTATTTAGACACCAAAAATTTTCTAGTTTTCTTTAGATGTTTCCACTCAGTCCTTATTCTTTCGTATGCAACTTCCTGTGTTATCTTGCCTGACATTTCCATTGCACACACATACTCAATCCTCTTAGCAAAATCTCTTACTATCTCTCCTAGTTCATCTGTTTCGTACAATTAAGATTCCTCCGTAGTTTTCTTTTTACCGATATTATACTTAGATTCTAAGATCCACTCCTTCTTATCTCTAAAAGAAATAACCTTGATTTGATTTAAAGGTGCAATATCTTCGACTCTATTCTCATCTACCATTACAACTAAACCCCAATCAGACAACAGTTTTGTAATACGATTCCTACGTTGTACATCATTAGTTGTTAGATTAGAATGCTTACCATCTAAAGCAAATAGTTCTTTGAAGTGAACAATATAATACTTACCTTTCTTATGTAATATATGGCAAGACTGAAATAGTTTTTTCTCTTTACGAGAAGCAACTCCAATTCTTGTTAGTGTCTCTCTTACCTTGAGGAAATCATCAGGTTGACGTAAAGTCACCTCTACCATTTGCTCAGGACTCCACGAGATTTCTACGTTCTCGTCAGTCATCTTCTGCCTCCTGTATCCATTTTAAGTTTAATCAAATCAATTTGATCCTTTGTTAGAATCCTCAACGCATCCTTGGTTTTTTCATCAGAGTATTTAAAGAAACTCTTTACAAGTTCAAAGTCTTTTATTTTCTCCTTTCTTTCCCAAGGTGAGAAACGTCGTTTCTTCCTAAGGCTATTTAGATAAAAGGAATATTGTAGATCTTTATCTAAGTTAAAATTCGCATTCATTTCATTAGCATATAGAACTGTATCTATAAAACCGCTAAGACATTTGTTTACAATGAATGGAGGATAGTTCTTATCCCAGTCACCTTCACGTTCTAATAAATTTTCTTTAGTGTGATTAATACTATTCAAATAATCCTTTAAAGGATAGTCGTCACGTTTGCTCATAATATATCTCCGAGAGAGAATGAATCTGTTGGATGTGTTTGGAAGACAAGACTATATCGTCTGGGAAAAGCATCCCTTACAGGAGGTCTTGCCATATGTGGAATGATAGATTGAAACTTAATCATTCTACCTGGTCTAGGAAGAACTGACTTTATAATCTCATCTGTTTCATTATCTATAAAGAGTGTTTCTCCTCCCATAGTAATGTTCCAATCAGGATTGACATATATCAGATATGTTACACCCTGTTCTACTTGAGAGTCAACGTGAGGTTTAGGACAGTCTTCGTGTCTAAAACAATTATACAAACATTTCTTTACTGGCACATCTATAACATCTAAAAACTTATTACCTATTGGTTCAAAGTTTGGATAATCAAACGACTTGCCTAAAGTATATGCGTGTTGGTTCTCAGGAGAATCTGCTAGGTGATCCCAGTTGTTATATGAATCAAGATAGTAGTATGCTTCATTTACTAAACGTCTCGGAAAAAAATCATCTATAACTTCAATCAACGAATAACTCCTCCAATGGTGATTTTATACTATAGTTAGTAATTAAAAGTTCCTTCTTTCTAGTATTGTCTTCTCTGTGTTGCATTCCATACGTAATAGAATATTTTTCTATATTATAACTTTTGAATAGTTCTTCAATGTTTTCATTGATGTTATATGTGATCATCCAGTTGTTAGTTGTCTCTGCACAATTATATGCAAACTGTCTGTGGTCAAAACCTTTGTGCATTGTTCCACCTTTACCACCATATAAAAAATCTTTTATATCATATGGAGGATCTAAGAAAAGAAAAGCATCACCACCAAAACAAGAATTATAATCTAAGTTAGTTATCTTCCAATCTTGAATCAGTTCTCCATAGTAAGGTAAGTTCTTAATACCTTTCTTAGTGAAATTCTGTACTGATGCCTGTGGTGAAAATGATGAGTTCTCTGTTAGACCTGAGTAGGAACATTTATTCATTACCCAAAAGTAAACAGCAGACAAAAACATATCAGAGTCATTAACTCTAGTCTTTGCTGCGTGATATAGTTCTCTTGCTTTCTCAGGAGTATCGTGATTCATCTTCAATCCCATTAGGGCATCAGATAAAGTATCATAATCTTCTTGTAAGATAGTCCAGAAATTATACAAAGGAACGTATAAGTCATTTACCCATACAGGTATATCTCTATATCTTTTTGTAAATTCTATAGCAGTAGAACCACCACCAAGAAAAGGTTCTCGATATTCTGTCATACGTGGCATCTTGTCCACGAGCATTGGTGCTACTCTTGACTTTCCACCAGGATACCTAAGAGGAGTCTTCAATGATTTCATTATGAATTTAATCTTGTTATTATATTACCACTAACTGACACTCTTTGTCCAGTAGATTTGTAGGGATACACATAATGTTTTAACCAAGCAGGAAAAATATAAATGTCACCTACCTGTGGTTTGATTGGACCATACTGACACCTTGCGTGTGGTAACTGTTCTCCATAGTTAAACACGATCGAACCTGCTATCTCTGGTTCATCATACATTCCAGGTGGAATATCTACATAAACTACAAAACTAAATTCACCTGCGTGATTATGTACAGGTTGCCAATCATCTGCACGTTGAAAGTTTACCCATATAGGTTCTATATCAATATAATTTTGATTAGTATATGTGCCAATGTGTTTACGCAATTCATCTAAATCACGTTTACTTGGATAGATATAAAATTGTTCTTCTAGTTGACCTGCTAATATACCAGACGCATCCTGTGATGGTTCTGCATCAAAAGCATATCTTAGTAAGTCTAGTCTTACATCTTCATCTATTCTACCGTGATAAATTTTAGGACCGAAAGGAGTTAAGATCATTAGTTTACTTTTAGGTTTACCATATTCTGTCCATAAGGACCAAAGTTAATACCACCATCAGGTAGAGCATTCCAAGCAATAACAGCACGTGGTTCTGGACCGTGATGTGGTACAGACCAATGAATCATCCAACTTGGCCAGATCAATAGTTGACCTACAGTTGGTTCTATCGCTACAGCATTCTCATATGTTCCACTTATTATCTCTAGTTGATTCATCGTACGTGGTGTCAGAGGGTCCTGGAAGACCGTAGGAGACCCTTCTGTGAGGTAATAGATACCAGACAGGTATGAAAACGGATGCCTATGTGCTTGATGACAACCACCGCTATCAGGTCCACTTACATTTCCCCAAGACATACAGACCTTGAAGTCACCTTCAAACTGTAATTGTTCTTCAGTTTTTATATCATTCAAACATTTTTCAAACCATTTATGTATGTCCTTAAATTCTTCTCTCTCAAATAAATCACCTTTAGTAGTCTCTACAGTATTAGGAATATTAAATAACCCACGTTCACATTCCATAAGGGTCTGTAAAGTAGGTTCTACTAAATCTTTATTATCAAATGAATAAAACTTAACTGGGAAGAATTCGTGTGTGTCCATAATAATTAATGTTCAAGATAGTTCTTGAAGAATGTTTTCTAGGTGCATTACCAGAGTGATACATACGACCATCAAAGATTACATACTTTCCTTTCTCAGGATCTATGTATTGTTTAGGTCTGACGTTCTCTGGATTTTCACCATACCGTTCTTTATATATCGTAGTTGGACCATCGCTATTATCACAATAGTAAATCATAACCCAATGTCCAAACGGTGCGTCAACGTGTGGTTGTGTAGGTGGCACTTTATTCTTCATAGTCTTTGCTGCACGTACACGAATTAACTCACCAAAATCTCCGTCAACATTTTTTACCATCCACTTCCAAAATTTATCAAACACAATATCATATGCGTTTGACTTTATCTGATTGTCAGTAACAATAGTGTGTGCAAAGTATGGATGTTCTTCATAACCATCTAACTGTAATACTTCAGCAGTGCCATTATAAAATGAGGTTTGCTCTTGATAAAACCACGGAAAGGTATTATCTCTGCACAAGACCTCATACATAAAATCTGATATGTCTCTTGGAATATATCCTACTTGTATTGACATTGCATCATCATTTCGGTTAGGAACGCAACTAAGTTAATCTCTTGATCTGCAACAAATGCAGTTTTGTATTGATAGTCAGCAATAATTAGAACTGCCTGTGGAATACTTTGTGGTTGTAAATGATCATACAGAGAATCATAGATAGTTCTCATAATAGAATTAGGATCGTTATCTAAGTTAGATACAACCCACTTACGCATCTTAGTAAACTCTTTTGTTTTTAAATAAGATACTAGATCATTTAGATTAGTTGATTGCTGTACAGCAAGAACACCTGTATCAATTTGTCCAATAGAAGAATATCTTTGTAGTTCATTAAGTGTTCTTCTAAAGTCAGGAAAATATTTCTGTACTAAAGCAGCAACAACTTTAGGTTCATAACCTACGTGCTCTTTATCTAGTATAGTTTTTATGCTAGTAAAAAATCCTGCTGCTATAGTTGCTTTCTCTTTACCTGTGATTGAGAAATCAATTACACTACATCTTGAATGCAATGGTTCTATAATTTTATTCTTATAGTTACAAGTAAAAATAAATCTACAGTTACTACTAAACTCTTCTATAGATGCTCTAAGTAAAAGTTGAACATCGTGAGTAGTATTATCTGCTTCATCAATAATAATTACTTTATGTTTTGCAGAAGATGCTAGAGACATAGTAGATGCAAAATTCTTTGCATTGTTTCTAACAGTGTCTAAGAATCTACCTTCATCAGATCCATTGATTACATAATAGTCTGCACCAATCTGTTCACACATTGCTTTAGCAACAGTGGTCTTTCCAATCCCAGGAGGACCTGATAGTAATAGATTAGGTAGTTCTCCTTTCTCTACAAACTTATTTAAAACATCTTTTATATTTTCTGGAAGAATACACTCATCAATAGTTTTGGGTCTGTATTTTTCAACCCATAAAAAATTACTCATTATGAAATCCAAGAAGGTTTGCGTTCTGGTCTACGAAGATAATTATCGCACACCCAAGGTTTAGATGCAATGTATCTTTTGTATGCTGTAAAAGTGTCGATAGTATTATCGTACTTGAACTCATCATACATTGCTCTTACAAAATTTGTAGGTGCAGGACTATCAGGAAATATAATATCAGCACACTCGATAGTGTATTGACAACTGTGTGTCTTACCATAACGATGAGTGTACTCTGCACATAAGGCAAGTCCGTGTTCTATTAACCAACGAAAGTATGTCTGTGCCCATACTGTACAAGGATGATTACGAAATGCACCTTTGTCTGTTTTATATGGAGCACCGTCTAACTTGGGTAGAACACCGAAACCGTGACCCCACTTTTCTGATGCAACAATAGAAAGCATTTGACAAGTTTCTAGTGGCATCTTGACAATGTGTTTGTCAGGTAATACTTGTGCTGACTTTACA